CCCTTTTTCATATTACCCGAGCTAAATTATCCGGGCACTGGTGCAGGAGAGTACCGTGCTGCAGTTTCGCGCATGATAGCATTGCGCAAACCGGATGTACCCGGGTTTGATGAGAGGTTGTCCGAGAACCAAGCGAGCATTGCGAAAACATACCGTGTTCCATTACATTGCTTTAAACGGCATTTAGAAAAGTACATTGAGCGTGAAACGTTCGAGGAAGCTTACCCAAAGTGGCTTTTTCAACCGCACGCGAAAAGGAAATTCAGGTTAATGGTGTCCAACATTGTGAGTCTTTTCGGAACAAATTACCGAGAGGACACAAAAAGTGTTGGTTACAAACTCAAACCAGGTGAATTGTTAGCAGATGGCAAGAAGCGAGCCATTGCTGATCTCGGTGCACTACGTACAGACGCAACTGCGTGGTGTGTTGAGAAAATCAAAGAAGCCTGGTCCGTCCCATTTGAATTCGGCAAACTCCGCGCCACGTACACAAAATCGTCCACCAAGGATAATTTGCGTATCGCGTTTGAATCGTTGCTGAATCCTCGTGGGGTTGAGTTCTTTTATCACAGTGATGATTCCTGTGTTGGTGCACATTGCCTAGATGGGCTTGTGTATTTTAACGGGGACATCAAAGCTTGTGACGGAAGCCATAGACAACCGCTGTTTGACGCATTAAAACTTTTGCTTTGTTCCGACAAGGGACGTGACAACGTATTCGCGCCAGCCCTCAAGCGCGCGTTTGGGTATTTATCACGCACCCTTAAAGTTCGCAACAAGCATCGTAAGGAGCACGTCAAGTACAAGTTTAACAGTGCACGCCTATACAGCGGATCCGTGCTGACCACCACCATCAACAACTTTGCGAATTTATTGATTGCGTTCGCATTGAATCGCCGTGTACCAGACCCCAGTTTGGTAACAAAAGCACAATTTAAAGATGCCTATCGTCTGGCCGGTGAAGACGTTGGGTACCAGCTTAAAATCATTGATTGTTCAATACCGGAGGATTTGCAGTTTTTGAAGCATTCCCCGAGTGTCATTGACGGTCACGTCGAACCCTGGATGGGTTTGGGCGTGTTCATACGTGGGTTTGGAACATTCAAGGGTGATTTGCCTGGGAGGGGCACTTTTAGTAGGAGAGCACAGTCGTACATACACGGAGTTGTGCAATCCAGGTTGAACTGGGGCGACCACATTTTCAATGATTCTTTCGGGCATTTGATGTCCGGGATGACGACAAAGATGAGCCCATCTTTGTTTGAGATTGATACGTCAAAATCAGTTGGTGGATGCCAACGTCGTATACCCATTGAATCATTGAGTTCCCGTTATCGCATTACGGAGGAAGAGTTAGTCGATGCGTGCAAGATGATAGCAACATCGCAGATCGGAGACAGAATTCGTCACCCTGTCTTTGAACGACTCTACGCCGTCGATTACGGTTGAGCACCTTCATGATGGCTTTTGGTTATCCATCATGACCCTATTGCTTATAAGATTCCAG